GAGATAAGTTTAAGTTACTTATTGCTCCATACTACTTACCTTGACAATCGGTTTCTACCTGATGCCTATAAAGCACGTCTAGAAGAGCTTATTCATACAAACCCTATTTATCACCAAATATATAAGTTAGGGCGATGGGGTAAAGTACAAATGGGAGGGGAATTCTATAAGAAGTTCAGTTATGAAAAGCACGTGAAGAAGGTACAATATAACCCAGAAATGCCTTTACATGTTTCCTTTGACTTTAATGCTCATCCCTATTGCACGATGACTGTATGGCAACTGTATGGGAAGAAAGCCATTCAAATTGATGAGATATGTTCTACATCACCTGAAAACAATTCTACTGGTGTATGTAAAGCTTTCAAGCGTAGGTATTATAATCACAATGCAGGGTTATTTTATTACGGCGATCCTTCAGCTAGGCACGATGACACTCGAGATGTAAGGGGCTGGAATGATTACAACTATGTAGAACAAGAACTTGCTGATTACCATCCTGTAAGCAGGGTTGCTATAAAAGCTCCGCCTATCGTTCCACGTGGAATGTTTATCAATTGCATATTTGATGTTGGATTTGAAGGAATAGAAATTACAATCAATGATAAATGCTATAATACAATCGCTGATTACGAGAACCAGCAAGAAACTCATGAAGGATTGAAAGAGAAGAAGAAAGCGAAAGATCCATCTACAGGTAAGCCCGTTGAGAAATACGGCCACTGCTCCGATGCGAATGATTATTTGTTATGCCAAGTGTTCTCAGATGAGTTCGCAATATTCAACACAGGAAACAGAAAATTAGATTATATAATTGGGTCAAATCAGAAAAGAAATTGGTAGATTTGTAAAGGTTTTATTCATTTTTTATTCATACGGTAAAAAGATGTTTGGGTAGTGGCGGAATGGTATACGCATAATACTCGGAGTATAATCTAAAGATCATTAAGTCGCTGCATCACTCCGGTTACCGACGGTACAAGCACTGATCATGCTCATGGCCAATACAGGTTCGAATCCTGTCTACCCAACTACACTTACTGCAAGTGTTTCATTTAAGTAAGTTATAAGATTTGTTCTTTACATAGAGCCACTTCATGAGTGGCTTTTATGTTTTATATATATAATAAAACTTGTCCCATTTTGTCCCAAAAAACTATTCATGAAATAGTTGTTACCTAATTTTATGGGTGGCATTCCTTATCAAAAAAGACTTTGAAGCATTAATTCAACCCGAGAACTTACAACAAGTTATCGGAACGAGTACGGCTGCGGATCTTTATTTAGATGAATGTATCAGAATAGCTATTGCCGAGGCAACAAGTTATCTTTCTCCAAGATATTACATAGCTAAAATATTCAACGAGACTAATCAGGTTTATGATAATAATAAAAACTATCAAATATATGATCGTATTTATGCCAACTATCCTGCTTGGTTGAATAATATAAGTTATTCTAATTTGACTAACGTTTCCTATAATGGATTTATTTATAGAAAAAATGGAAACATGTCTGGGTATGTTCCTGGGATTCTTCCAACGGATACTATGTATTGGGCTGCTCAGTATAAAAATGATACTATTTATTCTGTTAAAGATGGATCGAATGCTGGCAAATATGATGATTCAAAAACATACGCAGTTGGGGATGTAGTTTCATATTACTATGATTTATTTATAGCAAAGCAAGAAGTATGTAATATAGTTCCAAATAGCAATATTTCTTATTGGGGTTTATATGCATCTAGTTTTTCTGGATCACTTCCTACTGTAACTACCTTTTGGATAGAAGGTGATAATCGTAATCACCAGTTAAAAACATTTTTAATTGACATTGCATTGTATCATTTGCATGCTCGTATCAATCCTAAAAACATTCCTGATATACGTAAAGAGCGGTATGATGGAAACGGACCTAATCAAACAGGCGGAGCTATTGGATGGCTTAAGAACGTAGCGCACGGGCTTTTAAATGCGGACTTACCTGAAATAATTAGGCCTCAACTATCTGTATCATGGGGTAGCTATCCTAAACAAGATAATATATTCTAAATGAAGGTACTAGGATTTAATATAAACATAGAAAACCTTTCTAAAAAAAGGCCAGCAGAAGTGAAGAAGCTAGACGATCAAATCACTAGAACTTCTAATCCTCACATATACGTAGACAGAATAGAAATGTATGATAGGAATATTCGTGGGCCTATTGATATCAGAAAATGGAGGGATGCGCTTATAACAGCGGAAGGCTTTACTAGAAATAGAAGGTATTTATACAAAGAAATATATCCAGAGATTATCCTTGATGCTCACTTAACAGGTGTAATGAACGCCCGTAAGAATAAAGTATTAGGTAATCCATTTAAAATAGTTGATGATAGCGGAGAAGAAATAACAGAAGCCACACGTCTATTTCAGACACAATGGTTTTATGATTTTCAATCTATCGCATTAGATAAAATCTTTTGGGGGTATTCACTCATAGAACTTAACGATGTAATTGAAGATAAGTTCTCATGCGTTGAATTGTACCCAAGAATATTTGTAAAACCTGAATTTGGTATCGTGGTAGACGATCCAAGTGATTTAGAGGGTGTTTTCTACGAAGAAGAACCATATCATAACTGGTATGTAGGAGCTGGCGATAAGTGTGATCTAGGGTTGCTAAATAAAGCAGCTCCTTATGTTATTTTAAAACGTAATGGGCTAGGTGCGTATGCTGAATATATTGAACTATTCGGTATCCCTATGCGAGTTATCAAGAGTAACATCAAAGATAAAGATACAAGAGCTTCACTGGAAAACATGGCTAAGAATAGCGGTAAAGCTCCGTGGATCGTGATAGATCATGAAACATCCGTTGAATTTGTAGCCCAAGCGCAATCTGATGGATCTGTATTATTCACTTCACTAGCTGATTTCTGTAATAAAGAAATATCAAAGCTTATTTTAGGTCAAACGATGACCACAGAGGACGGTAGTTCTCAATCACAAGCAACAGTACACGAAGGGGTAGCTAATGACGTAGCACGCGCCGATATGCGTGATATGGAATTCCTAGTGAACGATCAATTGATACCTAGAATGATAACGCTAGGCTTTAAACTAAAAGGACTTCATTTTAAATACGATTATAGTGAAAAGGTATCCCTTACGGAGCTAGCGACAATAGCTACTGGGTTTATTGGAACAGGACGATACGAAGTTGATGAAGATTGGGTACTAGAAAAATTCGGTATCCCATTAGAAAAGGTAGCACAGCCTCGTTTCCCTCAGTTTGGTAATCAAATACAAAACTCGAATGGAGATGGAGGCGAAAAAAAGTCTATCCTCAACTCAGCAAGTACTATGAGTAAGGTACGCGATCTATATAAAAATGGCGCATGCAAAATTTGTGGCGGGCAAAGAAAAATAGTAAACCAAAACGATGAAGAAGACTTTTCATTGCTTAGTGAAGAAGAAGTAAACGATTTAGTACAAAAAATATATGATGGAGCGGTAGGTATTAAAAACCTACCTAAGAATGTATATACTAAAACAGCTGATTCATTGCTAAAAGCTTTATACGATGGATTTGGAGGCAATCTAAAAGATTTTCCATTAGGAACGCCTGATTATAAAATGCTTAAAGCACTTCAGGAAAATATATACGCCTTCTCTGGTGCTAAAACGTTCCAGCAAGTAAAAGATATCGTATCACTCTTAACAGATGGAGACGAAATAGTACCATTTAATGAATTTAAGAAAAGTGCTACTAGTGTAATTGGTGAATATAATGACGATTACTTACAAACGGAATATAATTCAGCTATAGCACAATCGCAAGCAGCATCTCAATGGCTTGATATTGAGGATGATAAGGATATATTACCTTATTTAAAATATCAAACGGCTGGGGATAGTAGGGTACGTCCTACACATGCTGAACTTGATAATATTACAAGGGATGTGGACGATCCTTTTTGGGATAACTACATGCCTCCTAATGGATGGAATTGTAGATGTACTGCTATACAGATTTCAGACGGAACGGTTACGGATTTGAAAGGATTCTCAAAACCTAATGATGTGCCTGATGTATTTATGATGAATGCAGGGAAGGATAGATTGATATTTAGTAAAGAGCATCCCTACTTTCAGGTGGAAAAAAAGTATAAAGAATATGCGAAAAAGAACTTTGATTTAGAGATACCAGAAGAATGACATTAGGAGAGATTTTTAATAGTAAGATCAAAGGGATGGAGAAGATAAAAAGAGAACTCCCAATACTTGTAGCCAATGAGGCGAAGAACTTTTTCCAAGAGAGTTTTCGTAATCAAGGGTTTACCGATGAGAATTTAAAACCTTGGGATAAAAGAAAAAGAGACCGAGATCCAGGTAGAGGTATATTAATAGGTAAAGGGAGTGGAAAATTATTTAGATCGATACGAGTAGCAAGTAAAACATTTGAAAAAATAGTTATTGCAAGCAATATGCCGTACTCAGCTGTTCATAATTATGGGTTGCAGTCTGGAAGAAGAGGCAGGGAATTTACTATGCCTAAACGTCAATTTATGGGGCCTTCTAAAGTGCTTGATAAAAAAATACATGAGCTGGTTACTAAATACATAAATAACTTTTTAGCGAAATGAGTCTTACAACCAACGTATTCTTAGCTAAAGTATATCAGGATCTAGTAACTAGATTATTTGCTCAGGTTCAGGGGATTAAGACAGTACGTTTGTTTAACAACCAGTTCGAAACAGAAAAACAGGAAAGTTCTTTCGACTATCCATGTGTGTTTATAGAGTTTGTAAATCTAAATTATATAGAGATGTCAGCAAAGTTACAGTCCGTTGACCTAACAATTAGATTTCATATTGGATATGAAAACTTATCATTGAGTCAAGGAGGTGTACTATTTAATAGTGCTGTAGTAGCAGAAGAGATTGGTTTTTTAGTGCTTAGAAACAACGTATTTAAAGCGTTAACTCACTTTCAGCCTTACAATTGCTCAGAGATGATGCGAACCAATGAGCAGTTAGATTCAAGTCATGAAAACGTATATGTAATGATGGTTGATTACATCACTTCAGGGATCGATGATGCAAAAGATGAAGTAGAAGAACTGGATACAACAACAATCAATACATTAGAAATAGGTATTGATTTAATAATTGATAATGAAGAAATAAGAACAGGGATATTATAGTATGGCAAGACCGATACAACAAATAGAAGATGATATAACGGTAATAATTGAAAATGATCCGCTGGTAGCTCCATATATTGACACAAAGAGTCCATCTAAAACGGCTCAGTGGAAGCTATGGAGAAGAATCGTAGCAGT